CAACGCACCCCCCCCCCCCCCCCCCCCCCCCCCCCCGCCCCACCCGCGGGGCCACGATCCGTCGAAGGATACTGTTCTGGCTGCTGGGGACGTAGTTTTGCGACGCGCCCAGGGGACATGCCTCCATGAGTCCGTGGTATTGCTCCAGCAGTCAGAATATGACCCCGGCATGCGCCGGGGTAATCGAGAGGAACCGCAATGGCAACCTGGCCCGATATGCCCAGCCCCACTCCCCGCCTAGCCCCCGCCGATGCTGCAATGGCTTTGTCCGGCTCGTCTAACGCTTCCCTGGCGATCTTTTGGATGCCTCGCCGGGCAACCTTCGCCGCCGCGTAGGCTTTGTCTGCTGTCTCCGGGAAGCCGCCCAGGACGCGGTTCATCCACTCGTCGAGGTGTGGCAGAACGGCGTCAATCTGCTGTTCTTTGTCCATCGCTTCCTCCTCCAGCGTCAACGCAAGACGCCCGCCAGGTACGCCAGTTCCTCCGCCGTGATTGTCTGCTGTACCGGACGCCCGAGGTTGCAGTGCGCGCAACGAATACCGCCGAACGGTGGGCCGGCGAGCCGCCAATCGTGCTGGCACGGGGAGCGATCGGGGAGCGGAAAGAGAGCGTCAAGCGCCATGGGTGCGCCGCAGTATCGCCTGGTACTCCGGTCCGCCCGGAACCGGCGGCTGCCAGTCGGCAGGCATCAATGCATCGGATGCGACGCGTACCGCGTGGTCCCAGCGTTCTACTAGCGCCGTCCACTCGTCATACTCGGCTGGCGTGAGGTCGCGTTCCTCCAGGTCTTCCAGGTCGGCGAGCTCCTGCATGCGGGCGGCGTCGGCAAGGGTGAAAGGAGAATTAGGCATCGTCAGCTATCACAGCGCACGTGTCACAGAGGCCGTCATAGGGTCCGAGCCAAAAGCGGCTGTAGCTGTCGTCACCGGCCCTCGCCCCGCACCACGAACAATAGCCGTACCGCGCGGCGTGCACTTTGCAGTACCAGTCCTGGGTAACTCCGGCATGATGGCAGCGGATTGCCGGCGCTTTGCAATGTGCAATGTTGCACGCTGGTTCATCGCTCTGCATTACTGCATGAGACTTGAAACGCGGGATGATGCGCTCCAGCCATTCCAAAGGTCGCGCCGTCCGAGAGACTTCTTCCAGGTCATTGAGATTAGGCATCTTCACTCGTCCTCACGCGCCGGAGCACTGCCCACGGCTCCCACACGATCAACTGCTGCGACTGATCGGGGCGGTAGGGCAGGATCGTCAGGAGCTGCCAGCCCTCGGCGTCCAGATCGCGGAGCTTATCGGTGACTTGCTCCGGCGTACCGTCCATCTGGACCAAGCGGTAGGGGTCAATTGCCATCGCCATCCCCCTTCGGCTGCTTGCGAGCGAGTACCGCCCGGAAAGTTGAGAACGCAGCGCTTACTTGTTCTGGTGAGGCCGTCACGTCACGGAGGTCGGGAGGCCATCGGCCCAGCAGGAAACAAAAGTAATCCATCGGCAGTTCGAGAACTGCCGCAATTTCGTCAAGGATTTCCTGGGGCTGGCGCGCTCCCCGCTCAATATCACTGAGGTATTGGCGAGACAGGGGGCGGCTCAGCCTGGCCGACAAGTTGTCTAACGACCAGTCCTTTTGCCGCCGCGCACTGCGGATAAGTTGAGCGTATGCCGGGCGTTTTCGTTCCATGCACTGAGTATACCGATTCAGCGGAATGTTTTGCAAGATGCCCCAAACCCCTTGACTTTATCCGCACAATAGCGGATAATGATTGTACCGAAGCGGGATGGTTCCCCGCGCCGGTACAGAGCGGAGTATAGACGATGACCACAGCGACAATCCACAGCCGGACCGGCAGCCAGAGCTACACCGTGTCCCTGCACGACAACGGAGCCGCCAGTTGCACCTGCAAGGCCGGCCAGTACGGGCGCTGCTGCTGGCATGTGAACGCAGTTCGCGCGGAGGCCGTTGTCGCGCCAGCCTACCGCCTCGCCAGCATGCGCACCGGCAAGACGCTGGGTATGTACGCGACCCTGATTGCTGCCACCGCCGCGCAGGTCGCCAACCGTGCCGCCGGTGGCACGGGGTTCGTGGACGCCATCGGCAAGGCGGCGTTTTAGTAGCGAGTGAACGCCGGGGCCTGAAAAACCCCGGCAGAAGGGCAAGAGCAATGGACGTTACCAAGTTCTTCTGTGAAGTCTGCGATGCTCGGGCATCCAGATTGAAGTGCGGGGCCTGCGGTCTGAACCTGTGCTACGGGTGCGCAAACACCCCTGAGCATGAGGAACACGATGCTGAGCATATCGCGTCCCTGACCGCCACTCCCGACGACACGCGCGGCGATGCCGAGGAGGCCGAGTACCTCCTGATTGAAGGCCGTGACAGCAACCCGTACTACCAGAGCAACGACCTGGATGAGGAGCTTGCCGATGCGCTGGTGAGCGCGCGGCAGTAGGACGTAGCGTCGGCGGTGACGAGCCGCCGGCGGAAAGGCAATCACAATGGCAAGACAACAGAAACCGCTGACAACAAGGCTCCCGATCCGCCTCATAGCTAACTTGATGCTCCCGGATGGCGACGTAATGCTGTCTGGCAGTATCGTCTCCGTCGTCACGACGTGGACGGCGGGTGCTGGTGTACTCGGCCTGCTGCCCACCCGCACCGTCCGCTATTCGGCGGGCGCCGGTCCCTGGCAGCAGCAAGACGCTACCGTCTCCGTCGAATCCCTCGAGGCCGCGACGGGCAAGGATCGGATGCGGCTGGTATGAACGCCCCGTACAGCCACCTCTCCACGCGCGCGCTCCTCCGCATGGTAACGGTGCTGAATTCGCGCCCTTGCGACATCTGCAATGCGGTCCCCACGACCGCCTGCCGCCTCTGCGGATTGCTCCTGTGCGGCGCCTGCAAACTGGACAGCGCCGACCACCGCGAGTACTGCAAGTCGGTACAGGACGGAGCGGCTGGTATGACTGCCGACACCACCGAAGCCATTGTCCGCGCGGCAATCGGAATGTACATGGAATTTCGTGATGGCGGCTACGAGCCGCAGGAGGCGCTGGAATGCGCCGTTATCGAGGTGCTTGAAGGTCTGAGCGTTGACCTCGACGCCATCCGCGCTGAGATGGCAACGCAGCCGCAGGTGAGCGCGCTGGACAGCGCAGATTGGCCGTACTGATGCCGAGGAAGAAACGCGGACAGGTAGCTAAACTGGACTCCGGCTGGGAGGCAGCGCCAGAAAAGCCGCTCTGCCCAGTCAACACGCACTTGCCCATTCTAGACCGGGCGCTCCCGTCTCACGCTCGTGGCGGCAGCACGTCTCCACCGGTCGGCGACGGTACCGGCGTTATCGCCTGCGCCTTGATCGCCGCATCCATCATCGCCGCTATAGCCGCAGCCGGGATCACGCGCTGCGGTTGCGCCGGAGCCGCCGCTCGAGCGTCCAGTGCCGAGGTGATCGCCGCCGCCGTCTCCGCAATGGCCGCGTGCTGAATGGGGCTGGGCACCTGGACGTGATAGAGCGCCATCGCCAGCGTCGAGCCGAACACGACCAGGAACGTCGCCGCCATGAGCGCGTAGTTGGGCTGGACTCCGTTGCTCAGCGGCACGATGGCCTGCACGGCTGTTACCGCAGCGCCGGCCAGTACCGCGCCGATTGGCGCTGAGGCTGGTGTGCTCGTAGGGGATGGGGTTGGGTTGGTCATACGGTTGCTCCTTTCAGATCTTGATATCACCCAGCAGGTACAACACCAGCAGGATCAGCAGAACGATGCCGATGGGACCAAGGCTCATTGCGCCGTAGGAGCGGTACCCCACGCCGCCGAACAGAAACAGGAGAATGAGCACGATAACGATGATGGTGAGCATGATAGTTACCTTTCCTTGCGACTATGCGGCCCAGCCACAGCCCTTGAAGATGGCAGCCCGCTCTTTGTCCTCCGCCTGGTAGGTCAGGCCGTCAGATGCGCGCCAGTGCAGGATCACGCCGCTATCGAGCGGCAGGTATGCATCCTGGCCGGTGTTCACCTCCGGCTTGATAGGCGGAGTCGGGTCGGCCAGCGCGTCACGACCGCTCTTGATCCAGCGGTCAACCATTCGCGCGTAGGCCGCGAACAGCGCGCCGGCGGTGTTCGGCTGCACGCCCAGCGCGCTGAACCGCGCCACGGCGGCCGCTTTCAGGGTATCGTCCACAGTCGGTTGCTCCTTTGCTTGCTGCACAATCACCAACCAGCCGCCCAGGCTGTTGGCGTTCACGTCGGCGGCTGTCCACAGGTCATAGCCGCCGTTCCAGGGGTTAGCGAAGGTGAAGGTCGGCTGCCCCGGCACGGCGGCGACGAAATGCCCGCCGGTCTTCGCTGTCACGTCGCCATACCGCAGATAGGCCACCGGCCAGCCGTTGGCGAGCGCATCGGCAATAGCACTGCCCGGATCTTGCGTCTGCACCTGGACGCACGGCACACCACGGCTGGCAAACCAGGCTTGCATCTGCACCGTGGTGGTGTAGCCGGTGTAGTCACCGTTGCCGGTCTCTTCGAGCTTGACTTGCCGCACCGCCTCATCCGCTGGCACGAGACCGAGGTAGCGCGCGATCATGTCTGCCGTGGCGGGCCCGCAGTCGCTGGCATCATTGTTGTCTGGCTGCGTCAGTTGGTTGATGATCGGCCAATCTAGCACTTGCAAGCCTTTCGTGTCACCTGATTCATTCTGGAGCGGTTGTGAAGGGTTTTGCGCGGGTGTTGCCACCGGCAGCAGCGCCACCCCGGCTACGTCATACCCCGGCATCGCCTGTGCATCTTTGGCGCGGTATGAATAAACGTAGACCGGCAGATCGCCAGCGCCCAGCGCCGCCAGCCGTTGTAGGATCGTCGGCTGATCGTGCTCGACGCCTGCCTCGGTGATGATGACCGGCCGGATCCCCGCCCGCGCTCGCACGGCGGCGAGATTGGCAGCGCCACGGCCCAGCGGGTAGACGTGGGCGGAGACGGCTCGATAGAAGACGCCATCGTTGTACCGCGCCTCTTCATCTGACCAGGCCGGCTCAATGACCTTGCCGCCGGCGTAGGCCCACGCCTCAACGGCATTGCCGTACCAAGACGGGTGCTTGCCTTCGATATCCGGCTCATTCGCCAGCACGGCCCATGGCGAGCGCGCCAGGTACGCCGCCGGCCACCCCAGCCATGTCGATGGATTCTCGGTGAAGCGGAACATTCCGACGCTGACGCCGGCGGCATCCAACACGGCGAGCGTGTCCGGCACGTGCTCCGGCCAATCTACGATGACCAGCGCGCCGCCGGTGAAGCGCCGCAGGTCAGGCACGTCGGCCATCGTTAGGACGTTGAGCTGAACATTGATGCCCGGTTCCACCATCGCTCCACTGCTGCTATACTGCTCTCAGACCTTTGTGGCGTCATGGCTCCTATGCCTACCGGCCATCACCCTGCAACGCGGGGCGACCGGTCGCCAACGGGTACGGTGCTGCGGCCATCCCGCCAGCACCCCCTGACTCACTCGCAAGAGCGGGTCAGGCTGTCAGAACAGCGCTTCAATGAGGCACTGCATGGAAGCCCACGTAGTCCCACACCCGCTGCAGAACCACCACGAGCGAACTAAAAGCCGCGCCGGCCCCGACGATAAACACGCCGTCGCGTCTGGTCAGGCGCCGCTTTTGCGTGTCCGCCAGTGCAGACGACGCATTTGCCGCCGCTCGCTCCAATGCGAGCGCCGCCGCTACTGCCGAGCGCTCGAGCTGATTAGCAGCCGCAAGGCGGTCAGTTTCCAACATCGCTAGCCCGTGCTCAATGCGCTCGATGCGGTTGTCGGTCGCATCGAAGCGCACATCGAACCTATCGAGGCGCGTGAGAATAATTACCCCATTTTCCTGTAGAACCCCCAGCTTGGTGTTTAGCGCGCCGAGAAAATAGTCCAGGGAGCCGGCCGGGCCGGCGGTTGATAGATCAGGCATCAGTAGACTCCTCGCACGTAGACGGTAAACGCCGTCGTCACCGTGGACGCGCCCCAGTTGTAGACATTGACGGACACCGATCCGCTGCTGATCGTGTTGAGGTAGGCCAACAGCCGCACGGCGTTACCGCCCGTGTCAAGGGTGATCTCCACTGCCGCCGGCGTCACCGAGTCGGCCAGGGTGACGGTCACGACCAGCAAGCCTCCGCCGGATGCAATGCTCGGGCTGGATTCGACTGTGTGACCGTAGGTGAAGCGTCGCAGCGTCACACCACCGACGGTCATCGGCACGGCAATGGACAGCGCCCCGTCCACCGTGAGGGTGCTGGTGAGATGGACGGCGAGCGAGAGTACCGCCGTGAGCACGTCGTAAAGGTAGAGCGCGTCGCCCAGCACCTCTTCCCAGGTTGTCTGCGTGAGGCCCGCGCCATCGGCCAGGTCGAGCGCGGTCGGAGCGGTCCACGCTGCCGTTACTGCCATCGTCTAATAGTCCACGGTCACGTGGATGGTGATAGGCGTCGTCAACGTGGACGCGCCCCAGTTGTAAACGGCGACGTTCACCGTGCCGCTGATGTTGTAGAGGTAGGCCGTCAGGTCCACGGCGTAGCCGGCGGTGTCAAGCGTAATGCCGACGGCTACGGGCGTGACGGAGTTGGCCAGGGTGACGTTGTAGACAGCGCCACCGCCCGCAGCGATCCCAGGATTCCCGACGTAATACGTGCCATAGGTCGTTTTGTGGAGTGGCGCGCCAGCTCCCGTGAGCGAGCCGACGGACACGGCGCCGTCAACCGTGAGCGTGGACGTGAGATGCACAGCAAGCGACAGGGCAGCGGTCAGTACATCGTAGAGGTAGAGTAGGTCGCCCAGCACCTCTTCGTAGGTGGCGCTGGGAAGAGTCTGCCCGACCGTCCGATCAAGCGTCGAGGGAGCGGTCCAGGCCGCAGTTACTGCCATCGTTCAATATCCAATCACGTCTGGCGAGTCCAGCGCGCTCACGCCGATCCTCCACACGCTGAGCGCCGCCTGCTGCACGGCGTACTGTGTGCGCTGAATCAAGCCGCCGTCGCTGATCGTGTGCGCCAGCGACTGAATCGGCCCGGTGACGCTGGTCCCGCCGCGCGTGACGGTCACAGCAACGGTGTCAAACAGTTCACGCGTCAGCTGCTGGGTGAGCGTGGCATCGTCCTGGTTGATCAGCGAGACCGCGCGCGCCGGAGGTTTCGGTTGCTTCTGAACCGCTACCAGGAAGTTTGCCAGGCTGTTTGCCTGGCTGTCACTCGCCAGGTTGGCGCTGGTGATGGCGTTGCCGGTGCGCGTGCCGTAGTCGGTGTCTGAGGTCGCATCGCTGGCCGTCTGCGCTACGCCGCCTACCCGCGTCACCGTCTGCTGGTTGCGGATGTTCTTAATGTCCGTCGTGCCCTTGAGGCCGGTCACGTGTGCGCCGTCGAATGTGGCAGCCGCCGCGCCCGCCGCGTACAGCGTGTTGCGGGATAAGTAGGTCGGGCGCCCCTGTCCGTCGATGAAAAACGCGCCCAGGTCAGTGATGAGCAGGTCCTGGATGCATTGCAGGCCGCTCTTCGTGCCGTCCGCGCTCCAGGATGGTATCGTGTCGCCGGTCGCCGGGAAGTTGCGCGCCTGTACAGCCGTCGTCCAGCCGAGGTTGTCGAGGATCAGCCCGATCAGGGTTGAGACCGTCGCATTCGTCTGCGTCGCTATGACCGGGTTGCCGATGTTCAAGAACTCGAAGAGGTCGACCGCCTCGATAACGGTCTCTTGCACGCTCAGGTCCGGGTTGTATTCGATGCGGCTAATAAAGCCGACGAACAGGTACGTCGTCGTGCCCAGGAAGGTTCCAGTCACGAATACCCGCTTCATCGGCACGAGGTAGGCGTAGAGCGGTGATCCGGCGTTCTGCGGATTATACAGGCCGGTCGCATCCTTCAGCCGCAGCGTCAGGACGCCCTGGGCGATGGTGGCAAGGTCCGACGGCCGGCCCCGGCTGATCGTCACGTCCTTGACGTCGCTCGTGATAGCGGACCAGGTGCTCGGGCTGAGCGGCGTCCCCGTCCAGTTGACGGCGACGGCGTAGGTTGCGACGCTCACCTAAACACCGAGCGTCACGAGGCGATTAAGTTCTGGGCGCAGGATGCTGGCCAGTTGCCGCGCGCTCTGCGAGTCGTTCGCCAGCATCGTGTTGCCGCTGACCGTCAGATTGACCACGACGGTACGCCCGCCGCCGCCAGTCGCAAGCGCGCCGTTCGGCACGATGGTGCCCGGCGAGCGGCTGCTGAACAGCTCCGGGCCGTGCTCGCCGACCATATACGTGGTGTTGGCCGCCACCGAGCCGCCAGCGGCCCGACCGGGTATGGAGATGTTCGGCATCGAGATACTGGGTGCGTGGATGCTGCCGAGGAAATTGGCCAGCCCTTGTGCCGCGCTCATCACACCGTCGAGCGTCGATTTGATGGCGCCGAAGACCGTGCTGGCGATAGTTCCCAGGTCGTTGAACGCCGCGCCTGCGTTCGCCATCGCTTTCTGCACGATGACGCGGAACGTCTCACTGTTTTGGTAGGCAAAGACGAAGCCAGCCGCCAGTGCGGCGATGGCGATAATCACCAGGCCAATCGGGTTGGCGTCCATCACCAGGTTCAGCGCCGCCTGCGCCGCCGTCATCGCATTGGTCGCCAGCGTCGTTGCCGCCGTGGCGATGCCGTGGGCGATCGCAGCCGCCGTGGACAGCGCCCAGGCGACCGTCGCCGCGACAATCACGACCGTCAACGCCTCCTGCACATCCTTGTGATCGGCAATGAACTTCGCGACCGCCAACTCCGCCGCACTCAGGGCGTTCACCACCGCCACGAGTGCTTTCAGCGCGGCGCTCAGTGCATCGCCAGCGCTCTTGCCGGTGTTCATGCCGCCCGACAGGCCAGTGAACTGGCTAACGATCGAAATCACGGGCGCGAGCAGATCGCCGAACAGCCCCTTGAGCGTCTTGAATATGTCCTGGATATTCTGTCCGGCCGGGGCGAGGTCGCCAAACGCCTTGATGATGCCGGGCAGTGCGGTGGCCGCGAACGCCGTTACCTGATCCTTAAGCTCGACCAGGTACGGCTTGATCGCTTGGAAGACGGCGCTCACCTTATCGCCGATGTCCGCCAGCTTGACGAGATGCTCGACGAACGGGACCACGGCTGCTATGGCGTTGGTCATCCAGCCAACGAGCCTCGTCAGCACCGGAATGAGCAGCACGCCGATCTGGAGCCGCGCGCCCTCCACAGCCATGTTCATCTCGTTGTGGGCGAGCGCGAACTTGCGGATGTCCGCCACGTTGCCGGCGGTCAGTTGCAGACCGTACTTCTTGGATTCTGCGGTGATCTCTGCTAGCCCCTCTTTGCCGAGGTCAAGCAGCGGGATCAACGATGCCCCCGTCTTGCCGAAGAGCTGCTGTGCCAGCGCCGTTTTTTCTATACCGTCCGGCATCTCTTTGAACTTGTTCGCCACGTCGCCCATGAGGTCCGCAAACGGCCGCACCTTGCCGTCCGTGCCGTCGATGGCGACACCGATGTCCTTCATTGCGTCGGTGGTCGGCTTGAGGCCACCGGTGACGACGCCCTTCGCGTCGATCTTCACACCGTCGAGGCCCTTTGCGAACTTGGTAAACGCTTGCGTGCCCAGGTCAACAGGGATACCGAGGTCCTGCATCGCGACTACCAGCGTGGAGGCTTCCTCAGCCGTCCCACCCATTCGCGTTTGAAGCGTGTAGACGGACGCGCCGAACGCGGTTGCCCCGCCGATGGCGTCCGCGAACTGCTCGTCAAGCCCCTTGGTCAACCCGAGTAGTACGCCGCCGGCCACCATCCCGAGGGCAATCTTGGAGACGCCGCCCAACTGCTCTTTCAAGCCGGCGAAACGCCCTTCCGCGCCCTCCGCCCCCTTGCCGGCGTGTTCCGCTCCGGTCCCGGCGTGCTCTAACGCCGTACCGGCGTTCGCGCCTTCCTTGCTGGTCGTTTGGAGATGGCCAGCGAGCGTCTGCGCCTGGCCGGACACGCTCTTGAACGCGGCCGCCGCAGCATCGCGCGCGCTGAGCACGATGGAGAGGTTCAGATCGTCAGCGATGTCACTCCCCCTTTGCTTGCAGCGTCTTCCGGGCGATGTCTAACAGTTGCATCGCTTGACGGATGTCCCGCGCCGGCGCGCGCCGGGCGGTCTCCAGCGTGTAGGCCGGGAATATCTTGCAGATCGTCACACGCTCCCACAGCGCGAGTACGTCAGTGGGCACCTCGCCAGCGTCGCCGTCGCTGAACACCCACTTGCAGAACTCGCGCTCTACGAGTTTGGGACGGTGACGAACGCGCCAAACGCCGTGAGCAGCGCCGCCAGCAGCGACCGTCCCACGCGCCGGAGGCCGGTCGCGTCGCACGGAAGCGGCGTACCGTCCTTGCCGACGAAATTCCACTCAACGAGCATCGTCGCCAATCCGGCCACGATGCGCTGCACGTCCTGGCTGGCGAGGTCCTCCAGCGCGCCCAGTTCGGTGTCGGCGTCGATGTCCGCCCACCAGCCGACGAACGGTTCGGCCAGTTGCAGCCGGGCGATCTCACGCGGCTGCGCTCGCTGCGGCGTCACGTCCCGCAGTGCCGTCATTCGTGATGTCACGGTCTAAAAGACGCCAAAGGTCACGTCGCCGGACCCTTGAAATGAAGCCGAAAAACTGGTGATCCCTCCGATCGGGCTGTTGACGGTGTAGTCCGTCATAATCGCGGACCCCGTGATCTTGACAGTACCGCTCGCTGCCACCGCGCCAGACGGCCCGTATTGGAACGCCTTCGCCCCGGCGCCCCGGATGCTCGTGAGCACCGTATGCGAGCCGGTCAGGGCCGTGTCGTCGTACTGGCCTTTCAGCGAGAACTTGACATCGTTCAGACCGGTGATGAACGTCTTCGCCGTGCTGCCGAGGCCGGTGCTATCCGCTACCTCGGACGTGCCCGGCAGGCCGCTGATGTCGGTCACGTCTGCGCTGATGTCGCGCAACACGCCGCCGCCGTCCGTGATCATTATGGAACCCTTGCTGCCGTGGATTTTGCCCGCCATGTCTAGAATATCCCTTCAGCTGTGCGGCTTAGCCGCGATGAAACGCCACTGCCAGCGTGGCGTTTTTGGCGTTGGTGATGGTTCCACCGGCGTATACGTATCGGTAGACTGTAGCCCCTGGCGTCGTCGCCTGGCGATCCGCGCCAGTCGCCGTACCAGCCAGAGCGCTGGTAAGCAGGGCCACATACGTGACGTTATCGGCGCTGTGGTCGACGACCTGGAGCGACACTGTCGCCCCCGCGTCCAATGCGGTGATGTGAAAATAGGCGCTTGCGCCAGCCGCGCTTGCCGCGCCGTTGTCAAACACCGTGGATAAGCGCTTGCCGACGCCCGTGCCGGTCTCTACCGTCTCCGGCAGCAGACTCACCACGTCCTCGAAGCCGCCCGACACCTCCCAGTCGGCATCCAGGATGCACGCGCCGGCGATGGGGGATTGGATATCCGCCGTGTTGAGCATCTCCGCCACGGCGGAGCCATAGCCGACGTTGCCCGCCGGGTCGCCGCCAGGGTAGAACGTCGCTACCGCGCCGCCCGTGCCCCGGAACGCAGCGATCATCGGCTCGATGGCGCCCGGCGTATCGTCGTAGAACGTCTTCTGCTTGATCTTGCCGACTTGCAGACCCGGCACGAACGCCTTTGCCGTGGCGCCGAACGTTGACACGTCCGCCGCCTCGGTGGTGTCGTCAGCGTCAAGACTGCTGGTGCTGCCGCTCAGGTCGTAGCCGCCGGCGTAAATGCGCGCCAGCCGGCCGGCGTACTTTGCCATGGCCTAGAGTCCGCGCACGTCGGGAAGGCCCGGCGCTATGTGGATTGCCTCTTCCTCAGCGCGGATCGCCGCCCGTTCTGCTGCCAGCGCCGCGCGCTCAGCAGCCAGGTCGGCTAGCTCGGCTTGCAGGACCGACGGCTGGCTCGCGTCTGCTGGCGTTGGCTCACTCGCCGGTCCGTGCTCGAATGCGTTGAATCCCGACGGTGGCCTATTGAGCAGCGAAGGCAACGGCTCCGACCATGCCGCAGGTTCGCTCGCTACCGGTGCGACGGCCGGCGCTGGCTCGGTCGCTACCTCCAGGTGCCCATCGGCCAGCAACCACGGCACCGACACCTCGGGCACGTCGTCGCGTACCTCGCCCGGCTCCGCCCGCATGTCTTCGCCGTCCGTCCCGGTCCAATTCATGCCTGTCAGTACTTTGTAGTAGTTCACCGCTCGCTCCTATCCTGTGATTGCCTCAGCAGCGAATTCCACTGCGAGGTAGGCGACACCGGCGAACGTCGCCGGGCCGTAGTTCGTCACTCTCGTCACACGCACGTCGTCACACGCGCCGCCCAGCGTGCGGTCGCCCTCAACCGCCGCCTTGATGCTGGTAGCGCCGGTCGTGTCGATGTACGGGTCAATCTGGTGCTGCGCCCTGGTCGCATCCCAGCGGCTCACCAGCAGCGTGATGTGGAAGAGCCAGATGGCCGTGCCGCCCATCGACGCATCGTAAATGACCGGCGGCTTGAGCAGCACCGTCGCCGCTGGTAGCTCAATCTGATCCGGCAGCACGTCGTAGCAGCGCAGCCCGGCGATGGTTTGCAGTCTCGTTGAGAGACCGGAACGCAACAAGGCTAGTCCCGCCATCGCGCCTTCAGCTCCTCTTTCGCCCGCTCGATTGCCGCCTCGATCAGCCCACGCGCCGCCACCGCACCACCTCGGAGCATCCGCGCCGGGCCAGCCTTGCGCAGAACCGGTGCGCTTGAGCGCGGATCAGAGCGTGTGCCGAACTCGATGAACGGCGCGTAGACCAGGTTGCTACCGACCTTCGCAAAGCGCGGGAACGGCGCCGGGTCAATGTTGACCGTCATAGAGCGTCGCAGGTGGCCGGTCACGACCGGCGTCCGCTTCATCGCCTCACCCTGGACGGCCAGCGCCGAACGGTTCAGGAGATTCTTTGCCACCGGCGCAAGCAGGGCATCGAAGTCGCCCAGCTTGGTTAGGAGCCGCTCCAGGCCCACCACGCTGATATGCAGGTCCTCGCTCAAGCAAAGAACCAATATTCAACGTAACCAGACTCTTTCAACATCGCAATCACGTCAGGGTCAAGGACGCTGAGCTTTACGATGCCGATAGCCGGATCGCCCATCACACCCAGCGGGGAATCCTTGCGCTTGAACCATCGGATCGCCGTCAGGATGACTGCCTCCTGGATCAATGGCGGCGTAGTGGTCGCCTCGCCCCAGGTGCCGGTGATCTGCAACCGGCGCTGGCCAATCGGGAACTGTTGCGCGCCTTGCTCGCTGGCGCGTATCTGCCGGTACGGAAGACCGTCCAGAGCCGCGTTGGGCGGCATCAGGTTGTAGTCGGTCGTGATCCAGGTCGTATCGTAGACGCCATTCGCCTGCGTGTCGGTTGCTACCGCCGTGACTGACAGCAGGGGATCAATGTCCACGATGCTGGTGTAGCCGGTCGGGATGCCGACGATGAAGCCGGATCCCGTACCGATGCCCACGTCCCGCGCCACTCGGAGCGGCCCGGCGATGGTCGTGTGCACGTCGAAGACGCGCGCCTCCACACTGCCGGCGAAGCCACCCATCGGTCGCTTGCACCAACGGTCCACGGCGTTGCTGGCGGCAGTGATGAGCGCCGCCAGCGTCGTATCGTCGTTGGTGTCGGTGATGCCGAGCCGCGCCTTGAGCACGGCTGTGGTGCAGTAGTCCGTCACCGCATTACCGCCAGGAGCGCCAGCATAAAGCCCAGCACGATGCCGAGGATCACGCCGGCCGCAAACACCCAGCCGTCCAGAGCGTCGGTGTTGAATACCCGGCCAGTCGCTGTGACCGGCCGGTTAGACCACTTATAGACGATCGTCCCCGGTGGGGATGGCGGCGGCACGTAGGGCGGCACGCTTACGCCGCCTGCGGCAGCTTGCGACCGCGGCTCAGGATGATCGGGATGGCGTACACGGCGCCGGTCGTTGTGCCGGAGTTCGTGGACACCACGCGCAGGTAGCGATTGGCGCCCACGTAGCCAACCTTCTGATTGACCGCCGTCGCCACCGAGGTGATTGCCGTGAACGCGCCGACCAGTTGCGCCGCCGCCACGTCGGTCCAGGTGGCGTTGT